TTACGATGTATTGAATATCGAATTTAACCTATGGCCTTGGATTCGTAATATGTTGAAATATGGTGATTTTTTCTTAAAATTAGAAATTGCTGAAAAATTTGGTGTATATAATGTAATCCCTTATAACGCATTCCATATTGAAAGACAAGATGGATACGATAAAGATCATCCAAATTCAACACGTTTTAGATTTGATCCAGATGGTATTTCATCTCCTTCAGATTATGGGTATTACAACGTACCAAATTCAGGTAACCAAGCAAATGCTATTTTCTTTGACAACTACGAAATGTCACATTTCCGTTTATTAACGGATACTAACTTTTTACCTTATGGTAGATCGTATTTAGAACCTGCTCGTAAGTTGTTTAAACAATACACTATGATGGAAGACGCAATGCTAATCCATCGTATTGTTCGTGCGCCTGAAAAACGTATATTCTACATCAACGTTGGAAATATTGCACCTGCTGAAGTAGAAAACTTTATGCAGAAAACAATCTCTAAAATGAAACGTACTCCATATATTGATCAACAAACTGGTGATTATAACTTGAAGTACAATATGCAAAACTTACTTGAAGACTTTTATATCCCAATACGTGGTAATGATCAATCAACCAAAATTGATAATTTAGCTGGTTTACAGTGGCAAGGCATTGAAGATGTTACCTACCTAAGAGATAAATTATTTGCTGCCCTTAAAGTTCCTAAAGCGTTTATGGGGTATGAAAAAGATTTAACAGGTAAAGCAACTTTAGCCGCTGAAGATATTCGTTTTGCACGTACAATTGAACGCATCCAACGTATTGTAGTATCTGAGTTGAATAAAATTGCTTTAGTTCACTTATACGCTCAAGGTTACCATGACGAAAGTATGACAAACTTTGAATTGTCATTAACTACTCCATCAATCATCTATGATCAAGAAAGAATAGCCTTGATGAAAGAAAAAGTTGATTTAGCCAACCAGATGATGGAAAATAAAATTTTACCTAGTGATTGGATATATGAAAATATATTCCACTTAAGTGAAGATCAATACGACGAGTATAGAGATTTGATTATCCAAGATGCTAAACGTAAATTCCGTCTTGCACAGATTGAAAACGAAGGTAATGATCCATTAGAAACAGGAAAATCATACGGTACTCCACATGATCTAGCAGCTCTATATGGTAGAGGTAGATATGAAGCAACAAATGTACCTGTTGGATACGATGAAGAAGTTGATTTAGGTCGTCCTGAAGAAAAAATAACTGACAAAAATACACAAGATAATGCATTTGGAAAAGACAGAATTGGATCAGATGGCATTAAAAAAGATGGAGACGAATCAGATTCAATCAGACCACAATACAAAGGTGGAAGTCCATTAGCGCTTGAAACTAAAAACAAAAGAAATCGTAATGCTAAAATGTTTAATGATATAAAAAATCAAAATAAACAAATGATTTTTGAATCGGATATTCGAGGAAATTCATTATTAGATGAATCACAAATACGAGAGTAAGAAAATTCCACATATTTATAAATAAAATAATATTAGAATGCAAATCAAACATTCAAAGTATAAAAATACTGGTATCCTTTTTGAATTATTGGTTCGCCAAATTACTACAGATACATTGGATGGTAAGGATTCACCAGCAAAAGATATACTTAAAAAATATTTCGTTAAATCGGAATTAGGTCGTGAGTACAAGTTATATGAAACTTTGTTAAAAAAAATGTCCTTAACTGAAGGAAGAGCAAACGTTGTAGTTAGCACACTAATTGACTCATCTAAAGTACTAAATAGAGGGGCAATTAAACGTCAAAAATATAACCTAATTAGTGAAATTCAAAAACATTACAACATAAACGAATTTTTTAATCACAAGCTTCCAAATTATAAAATATATGCTGCTTTCTATACATTATTAGAAGTTGCAAACACACCAGAATCAATAGATCCTGAACAAACAATTAATAATAAAGTAACTATTTTAGAGCATTTAACTGCAGCTAAAATTACTGAAGGTAAAGTTCGTGACGAAGTAATGTCTGAATTTGAAAAAGCTGATAAAGATGTACGTTTATTAGCTTACAAATTAGTATTAGAAAACTTTAACGAAAAATACGATACATTACACCCAAAACAAAAATCAGTATTAAAAGAATATATTACCTCTATTGATAATACACCCCGTTTAAGAGAATTTTATACCAATAAGGTAACAGAAATCAAAAACGAATTAGCTACGTTAAATAAGAAAACTAAAAACCAAGCTACTAAAATTAAAATCGACGAAATTATTACAGTTATTAACCCACCAGCTAAAAATGCTAAAATAACTGACAACGATTTAGTTGACTTGTTACAGTACTATGACTTAATCAATGAATTAGAAACTGTAAATGGATAATATTAAAGACATAATTCGTAAAAAACTCAAAGAAATGAGTGCTACCAATGTTGGTGGTGCTTCATTTTCTGCTGGGCAGGGAATGAATTATGCTACCCCTGCAGCATTTGCTTCTAAATCAAACGCTAAAGGGACTAAAAATATTTACTATTATAAATTGGGATATAAACCAGTTCCAGATATTAAACCAAAGTCATATGACAAAAAGAAACTTTGGGAAGATGAAATGCTAAACGAAATGAACGATGTTCAAAAAATGCGTATAGCTTCATTAGATGAAATAGAAAAATTAATGAATGAGATTCAACCACTAGTTTCAAATGCTAAAAATGAAACAATTGAATTGTATAGTGGAAATGCTGGTTCATATGATATAAACAAACCAATCGAAATAGTTAAAAGCTATTTAAAAGAAATAAAACAACTTTTATCAGAAAAATAATGAAAAAGACACTACAAGATCAATATTTGTTAATCAAAGAAGGTAAAGGACACAAAGGTGTTTTCCTTACAGAGGCAAAACGTCAATTCCCTGATATCGTTCGTAATGCAGCTACATTTGAAGAAGCAGCAGCATCTCTTAAAACCAAAAATATAATTGCAGAAAATATAGTTGGTTTAACAGCTGTTAATTCTCCATTTAATCCTAAGAAAAAAGAATCTTTTGAAACTGCATTCGAAAACTTTTTAGCTGAAGCAAAAAAAGAAAACGAAGACGAGAAAGTTAAAGCAGAAGAGAAAAAAGTTTCTAAACCTGTTGAAAAGGATCTTGAAAAAAACTTTGACTATTTAGACGAGAAAAATCCTGACAACATGATCTTTGATCAAATCATGATGGGTTACTATGCTGAAATGAAGGATCCTAAAAACGCTGATAAAACGATGCAACAATTAAAAGACATCGTATTTAAAAACTTAGCAAAAGATCCAATTTACTATACAAAAGACGGTCAATTTGGCGTTAAAGATTTAGGATATTCAGTTGACCACCCAGGTTTAGGTGAACCAAAAGAAGCTAAAGGAAAATACAAGTCAAGTGGGTATGGTGATTTAAAAGAGTCTATAAATGAAATTATTTATAATGACCCTCAACCAAACCCATTAAAGGATTTAACAAAAATGTTAGTTAGTGCTGGGGTAAATGCTGAACTAAGAGGGCTTAATTACGATTTTATTAGAGTTGATAACAACCGATACGAAATAAGCTTACAAAATGGAATGTATCGTGTTAGAGATTTAAGTAAAGCTGGGTCACCTATTGTAGGAGAATATAATTTACCACAGGAAGTTGTTAACTATTTTACAAAACCATCTAGTTCAAATTTTCCAAAAGAATATAGACCATTTCACATTGATAGAAGTTTAGAAGAAACTAAATTACGTAAAGTAATTCGTGAAATGATTGGTACTGAATTAGAAGAAGTATCATATCAAATATATAATATTCGTCCTAGAACAAGTGATAAAGAAAGAGGAGAAAGAGATACTCCATCATCCCCACAATCACAAAAGATTCCATCTCTAGTTGTAAAAAAATTAGAAAGAAGAGGATTAAAAATGGAAGATGGAGTTATTAAAATGCCTAAATTACTCCAAATTCAAATTCAAGAAAGACCAAAACAAATAGATTTTATTTATGATCTTAAACTAAATCGAGCTACATACCCTAAATATAACGCTTTAGCTGACTCCGCTAATTATGTTACCTATGATACTAACCACTATAAATTTAAAAACGCAACTTTAAACGATGATGGTAGTATTACTATTAAACAATCTACCCCATTAAAAGGAACAAATGAAGCTTCTCTTGGTGTTGTTAATAATGATATTGAAGTTAAATCTTTTCCTGTAGATCTTCCTATATCATATAGTGATGATAAAAATGTAGCTCATTATTCTGATGATAATGAATATGATAGTCAAGACGATCTTTTAGATGTTGAAGACTATTTAAATCAAATACAAGGAATGTCTGATGGAGATGCATTTAATTATTTAAAAGGACTTGGATTAGGAAGAGGTGAAATTTTAACTGTTTTAAAATCCCGTAAATCATCTTTACGTGAAAGCGTAGAAAAAGATTTAATGGATATTAACAAAGAAGCAGAACATGAAGTGTTACAAGCTAAATTAGACAAAATTGACGCATTGATCGACCATAGACGTTCTAAACTTGGTAAACTTGACGAAGATGAGGATATGAAAGCCTTAACTGACAAGAAAAAAGTTAAAGAACTTGAAAAAGACATCAAAAAGCTAGAAATAGCTCGCAACAAAGTTGAAAAAATGATGTCGAAATTCAAAGGCAAAAAATCGTCTGACAAAAAAGTAATAGACGAAGATGAACCAATTGCAGAAGATCTTGATGTAAATGCTGAATATGTTGAAGATTCTACTGAAAGATTAGATGCTGGTCAAAAAGTAGATTCAATTAGAGATACATACAGTAACATGGGAATAGATCAAAAATCAGACTTAACAGACTATCTAAACACTATAGCACCAGACGATTTAAAATCTGATTACGTATACTAAAATGAGTAAAGAACTTTTAATAGAAACTAGACATTTTGTTCCTAAACCAGCAAAACTGATTGAAGGAATGAACAAAAGTGGAAATATTTTTGTTGAAGGAGTATTAGCTACTGTTGAAGTTAAAAACGGAAATGGTCGTTACTATAAAAAAGAATTATGGGACCGTGAAATCGACAATTTTACACGCAAAATTAAACAACACTCTACTGAAACAGTAGGTGAGTTGGATCATCCCGATTCTCAAGTAATTAACTTACGTAATGCATCACATGCAATCCGTGAAGTGTGGTGGAGAGGAGATGAAATTTATGGAAAAATAGAAATATTTTCTGACCCAGGTGAACTAGGAACTACTTCAGGACGCATTGCTGGTGCACTAGTTAGAAATGGTTTAATTATTGGTGTTTCATCTCGTGGAATGGGTTCATTAAAGCAAATGGGTGAAGTAATGGAAGTACAAGACGATTTTGAATTGTTAACATGGGATCTTGTATCTAACCCATCTAACCCAGATTCATGGATGAAAAATGGAATGTTAAACGAATCTAGAACAACACAATTAAACGAATACGCACGCACAAATTCAATTCTTACCGAAATTTTATGTGCTAAAGGCACATGCCCTATATTTTAAAACGCCTGCTACCTTAGGCAATAAATGTACCCGTAAACATACCTTAAGAACTGTTTGCGGGTCTTTTTTTTAATTTTGCGACTTTGACTTCCCCCCCACATATATATAACTTGAATATACCACCCCTTACATCTTATGTGGTATCGTAGATAAAAAATTCTATTACGTTTCTCAATAAACGTATTTTCCCAACAAATAATTTAGGAAAAATGGCAACAAACAGAGACTTGCTTAAAGAAGCAATCGCAGATGCTAAAGCTGTTAAAGAAACTGCTATCGCAAATGCAAAAGCCGCTCTAGAAGAAGCTTTTACACCTCAATTGAAATCAATGTTCGCTGCAAAACTTCAAGAAATGGAACTCGACGAAGAGGAAAATGAAAGAGAAGGATTTGGAGATTTCGACACTAAAGACAATGCTGGATTCGGTAAGATGGATGCAAAAGCTTTAGATGAAGAAGATCTTGACGAATATGCAGAACTTCAACCAACTGACCTTCCAAAAGGAACAAGAGGTATAGAAAATGATGAAGACATGATGGAAATTGACTTAGAAGAGCTTTTACGTGAGCTAGAAATGGAAGAAGGTGATATGGAAGACCTAAAAGAAGCTGAAGGAGATGACGAAGATGACATGGGAATGTCTGACGAAGATTCTGACGAAGGTGACGAAGAAGGAACTCCAATTGAC